ACCAGGGTCTACATCATGGCTCCAGCTTGGAACCCCGCGACTGAGCTTCAGGCAATCGGTCGGTCTCACCGAACGGGTCAGACCCAAGCGGTCTACGTGAAGAAGATGATCTACAGGGAGACTGAGACATTTTTGAGTGTCGAAGAAGAGATGATGGCCCTCCAGGGTCACAAGTCCATAGTGTGTTCGGAGGTTTTGAACGATGAGAGGGTTAAAACCCAGATTCCTGTAAAGCGGATAAACGACAAGATTTCAATCTTGGACATCAAGAAAATTTTCAGGGCGTAATATAAAGATGATTGGTTCCCGAGCCGAAGTTTTCCATGGCACTGCTGACATGACCGCTGGTGGTCTTGAAAAGAAAGACCTCAAGATGAAGGATGGCCGCATCGTCTCTAAGGCGGCGAGTGAGGCTGCGCTCAAGCGCATGAAGGATGAGGGTAAGAAGGCGATGGTTAAGGTCTTCAAGCCAGCGAAGAAGGGTTTCAAGCTCCAGCCCAAGGAGGGCACCGTGGCTTACAAGAAGCTCATCAAGAAAATGTAGATGTAAAGTAAGAATGACTCTCTCCAAGTGGGAAGACTCAGTGAAGATTGCTAAGATCAAACTAGGATTAGATCCAAAGGGGTTTACCCGGGTTCAGGGTAAACTCCTTAAGGAGGCTCAGAAAGTATATAGTATTTTGCTTTTGAATAGTAATAAACCGCGAACTGTTGTTGTTCGTATTAAATAATAAATTGAAATCCCTTTAAATTTTGTGGTTCGTGAACGACGAGTTGGTGGGTTTTCCACGTGCACCCAAACTTCTTGTTCAAGAAATACACGCTATTGAGCTCAGCAATAGCCTGACCTGAATTTCTTGCATATAGACCGTTTTTGATTGGCTCCTTCGCTACGGGGTTTTTCATAGAGTCGAATACCTGGGGTTTAATATTACCCTCGATATCTGTATCAACCTTAACTCGAAACTTTGGTTCGCGATCTGGGGACATTTTTAAGTTTGAGTTGAACATTGGCATAAGTTCTTCGACAGTCATAGGTTTCCCGAATATTGTATCACTTTGTTCCGATACGGCTTGAATGATTTTACCTTCAACGGCACGGAGACTTTCATAAAATTTTTTCATATAACTATCGTCTTCGTCGTAACCCTTTACAGCGAAATCGATGTTATATTTAACATGACCCACCTCTGGAACAAATCCAGATACACCAAATGGCATATACATACGGGGAAGTTGAATTCTCATTGGTGTTCCTTCTTTAGTAGTGATAACTATTTTTCGGTTATTGTAGGTATTAATCTGTAAATTATCAATAGCTCGGTCCATGTTTACAATATATTAAAACCAAAACTTTAAGCCGAACACGCGATACATTCGGGTTCTAAACTAAATTGGATTGGTCGAGCTTTAGCCTTGGATCTCAGGTAGTACATTCCAGTCTTTAGACCAGATTTCCATGCATACATGTGCATCGAAGACAGCTTAGACATTGTTGGACTTTCCATGAAGAGGTTCATGGATTGTGATTGATCGATGAAACGACCACGGTCAGCCGCCATATCGATGATACACTTTTGACTAATTTCCCACACAGTCTTGTAGAGTTTCTTGATGTTATCGGGAATATCAACAATGTTTTGAATTGACCCACCCGCCTTGACCATGATATCTTTCATTTCTTTTGACCAAAGTCCAATTTTTTTGAGATCATTCACCAGGTGCTTATTCACTACCACGAATTCACCTGCTAGTGTGCGACGGAGATAGATGTTTGTCGTATAGGGTTCGAAGCATTCATTGTTTCCCAAAATCTGTGCTGTGGAAGCTGTTGGCATGGGTGCCATTAGGAGACTATTCCTCAATCCCCTGGTCTTTATACGTTCACGCATAGCCTCCCAGTCATAGAGTCCACTAAATTTGGTTTCACCTTCCCACATCTCGGGTTGGAGGATTCCCTGTGATGCCGGGGATCCTTCGAAGGTTTCGTAGGACCCATCAATCTCGGCTAACTCTGAACTCGCCTCTAGGGCGGCATGATACATAGTTTCGAAGATATGAGAGTTAAGGAGACGTGATTCTTCGCAATCAAATGATAGACCACATAGAATGAATACATCAGCGAGGCCCTGTACACCCATACCGATTGGGCGGTGCTTCATGTTGGAATTCCTAGCAGTATCCACGGGGTAGAAATTGCGATCGATCACCCTGTTAAGGTTCTTTGTGACGGTCTTTGTCACTTCATGGAGTTTCGCGAAGTCGAAGGTCTTCGTCTCCGTGTTGACGTATTTGGGGAGGGCGATAGAAGCCAGATTACAAACAGACGTCTCGTCCTTGTTGGTGTATTCTATAATCTCAGTGCAGAGATTGGAACTCTTGATGACCCCCAAGTTCTTTTGGTTGCTCTTCATATTGCAGGCATCTTTGTAGAGCATGTAGGGTGTTCCAGTCTCAGTTTGTGACTTTAGAATGGCCTTCCAAATATCGGATGCCGGGACCGTCGATGTGGCGAGACCCTCTTCCTCATACCTGGTGTATAGGGCCTCAAATTCATCACCATAAACATCGGAAAGACCCTTAGCTGTATCGGGGCAGAAGAGGGACCACTTTCCACCTTCCTCAACCCTCTTCATGAAGAGATCTGGAATCCAAAGGGCTGAGAACAGGTCTCGGCACCTCGCTTCATCGTCACCCTGGTTTAGACGAATCTCCAAAAAGTCCATGATATCAGCGTGCCAGGGCTCCAGGTAGACGGCGATCGATCCCTTGCGCCGACCAGCTTGATTTACGTAGCGTGCAGTGGCATTGAAGACCCTAAGCATTGGAATGATACCATCAGACTGACCATTCGTTCCTCTAATTCGGGATTTATTGGCCCTAATATCGTGAATGTGCATCCCGATGCCCCCAGCCCACTTGGATATTTGGGCACACTCGGTGAGGGTCCCATAAATACCGTTAATGGAATCCTCCTTATTGGCGATCAGGAAGCACGAAGACATTTGGGGACGGGGTGTTCCCGCATTGAAAAGGGTGGGTGTTGCATGTATGAAGTAGCCTTGGGACATCTTATCGTAGGTGTCTAAAACAGATGGAATATCTTTACCATGAATACCAATAGAAACGCGCATAAACATGTATTGAGGTGTCTCTACAATTTTACCCCCAACCCTCTGAAGGTAACTCTTCTCTAGGGTCTTAATACCAAAATAACCAAAGTCGAAGTCTCGATCCGTTTTGATGTACTCTTTCACCTGTTGGGCAACCTCTACAACTTCGTCTGTGATTATTTTACATTTTTGGAGTTTTCTCATGGCGAGGTGAAAATTGTTGGGGCAAACCTTGTGGATGTTGCTTGCAACGAGGCGGGTGGCGAGTGTTTCGTAATCTGGATCAGAGGTGATCATACCGATACAAATTTCAGCTGAGAGTATGTCAATTTCCTGTGTAGTTATTCCATCATATAGAGATGAAAATACCTGTTGCGCTACTTTGGTGGAATCGCAATTTTCGGAAAGTCCCTGTGTTAAGTTCTTGATCCTATTGGTGACGTTGTCAAATTTCATATCCTCAATACGACCTGAGCGTTTAGTGACCCTCATATACTTTTCAATCAATTTTTATTTTTAACTTACTTCCCACATTCAAGATCTTTGCTTCGCACTGGAACTGACCCCGCAACTTCCATGCGGCGGTTAGGTTGGAGAAGGTAGGAATTTACATAGAATGGACCACTTTCACCAGGTTTCGCTACTGGTGCATACGACCCAACAAAGCAGTCTGGTGGATCCAGTGGAATTTTTTCCGTGTTTTGGGGTTTAGAATCATACACCTGGTTGAAGTCAGCGTAGTTCAGCATTTAATATCTACAGACAAATTATTTTCGGAGACTATATTAAATGTGTGACAATTTACACCTCAACTCAATCAAGCAGTGTGAGACTCCTCTGAATACTCTCTTTTTTTCAGAATTTAACAAAAATCTTCTCCAGCGGGGAATTCGTCAGGCCTTTAAGAACAAAAGTGGTATTTCGATTGATTACCAAAACCCTAACGACCTTTACGGTATAATGCGTGCTGTATTCATAAGCAACTCGGGTGACCATAACAGAGAGGTAAACAAGCAGGTGAAATTAATGAATGAACGTGTCATTAATACCGCATTATCCCAAATTCAAACCGGTGTTGCACAGTATATTACTTACGCGAATGATATCGATACTATTAGTGTACCCAACGATCTCCCAAAGAACGTTAGTTTGAAGGGTAAGAGACTACCCAAAAACGAAAAAATTGGAATCTATTAAAGAATATACACCATATTAGATTAAGAATGAGTTTAAATTATTACAAAGTAGAAACAGAAAAAGTCTGCAAAAGTAAGGGGTGGGATAGAGCCGCCATTGATACTGTTTGGCTCCTTTTGACGGAAGAGTTTGGAGAACTTGCATCCGCAATTCGACAACACAAAAAAACATTCAAAAAAACAAATTTGAAAAAGGTTAGAGGAACTGACGTGATGATGGAAATGGGTGATGTTTTCAGTTATCTTTTTCAGTTGGCCCACATGTTGAATGTTGACCTAGATGAAATGTGGACCGAACATAAATATAAACTGAAGGATAAAAATTATAATCTAAAGTAATAATAATTATGCTCAGCGAACAAGAGGCAATCGATCACGTGAATCCATTTGTCACACATGATTTTTCACTACCAGGTACTGTGAGACAGACGGGGCCTTTTGAAGATTATAAAGCTCCTCTCCAGAATAAAAGCGCATTTGAGGATGAAAAGAAAAGTGTGTATTGCGGATTTGGTCTCTGTGAGGATGAAACAAAAATAAATGACACCTTTTCGACGATACATCCGAAACGTAATATCGATTCAGGTGATTGCATTGAGCGTCAGGCACCATTTATTTCGAGTGAAGCGATGAACGTCGAAAACAACTTGTCAAACGTATCACTTTTGGGATATACACTTTGTGCCGCAATTATTCTATATTTAGTGATATTGCGTGTAAAACGTTAAAGAAATATTCGAGACGTGATTTACTCTTACACTCTTGAATAGCATCTGTGATGTACTTTCTACAAAATTCTTGTAAGAATTCCACTTGCCAAGCACTCTTTTTATTAATATGGGGTGGTTGAAATGTTGGGTCTACAATTTTTGTTGCATGGAGGATTCTGATAAAATGACGATTCTCGAGTTCTTCATCGAGGATACTATCGAGATACACCTCAGCTTTCCGTTGACACACCTCAAACGTTTGGGATACCATAGTGTCCAAGAATTTTTCATAAGGAATTGAGTGCTTGAATGCACCCAACTTCACCCAGTTTCCGTGTGGTTCAGTGCTAATATAGTCAGTGTAGGTTTGGTATACACCTTTTGATTCTATATACTGATCATACCGTATTTCTGCGTATGATAAATCTGACTCTACGTCATGAACATGGGTGGCAGAGTTAACAAAGCGTGTCATTATAAAGAACGTGAATGTATTCTTTAAACACCTAAGTCACGATATACTCGGTATAAGTTTACCTTGAAATGTATTCTAAAATTGCTAATAATAGTTTTTCTTACCTCCTAACTATAAACGAATTTAGAAATCAAATACCCGCAGAAATTCGTCCATCATGGATAAAAATTACAACGATAACAATGGTTTCAAGTTTCGTTCAGGCGATCGATATTAATAAATTACGAAAAATCTTCAATGAAATTGGTTCATTCAAAATGAGACGAGATAATTCTAAAATGGATGGTTTTGAATGGAAACTGAAGCCGACAACTTTTTACAACCAGGTTACACTCACATATCACGACACCTATAGCACAAAATCGGTAAAGGTATTCCCAAACGGTAGTGTTCAGGTTGCGGGGTGTTGTGACCTATTTGATTGTAAACGTATCATTACCCAACTCACCTACATCTTTAAGACTTTTTTGGGTATGACAAATACAATTCCGGTAGAATCATTCAGGGTTGTGATGATCAATTCTAACTTTAGTTTAAACTACAACATAAATTTGAACTTGGTTGCTGATTGGTTCGAAAACTATAATGATATTTTTAAAGTTTCATTTGAACCAGATCGGTATTCCGCAGTTAAAGTAAAATTTAAACCAGCCCATGATATGAAGGAAATTACGTGCAGTATATTCAGCACAGGCAAAATCATAATTACGGGGGCGGAGACTCTAAAGGAGATTGCATTTGGTTACAATATAATCAATTGCCACATTAACGAAAATTCCAGGATTAGAGTAAGTCCGACAACTGACACCGATATTTTCGATATATTTTTAGGTTACAGGTGTGAACCCTTTGTAAAGGTTCTCAGAGCGAAGGGTTTTGAATCGTGGGTACAAACAATATCCAATAGACAAATTAATTTCTAGGTGTAATTTAATACAAGATGTCTCAACGACTTGGCATGGCCGATGGTCGGTGCTTTACAATAAACTCGTCAGCCCAGCTTCTCAATAACTACGTTATGCAAAACAATGGCATATCATTCGAAGATAATTATTCTTATAGGAAACTCCTCCAAAAATCTGGACCCGAACTTCTCCAGAAAGTCCAGAATGAACAGGGAACAACCAGGTGCCATGATTGCAACAAACCCCTAGTCGATACCTCCAAGACATACTGAGCTAAATTATGAAAAAAACTTTAAAACCATACTCTAGAATGTCAACATGTTCCATATGTCTCAATGAAGTTAAACCAACGAGGAATAATCCACCTACTCGTTGTGGACATATGTTTCATTCCCACTGTCTACAGGAATGGAAAAATAAAGGTAAAAATACTTGCCCAGTTTGTAGAAAAGTTTTTGATGCTTCCCAATTTAAAGTTGTAGTTACTGTGCAAAACAATCACACAGTTAGGTCTAATTCTGTGTCATTGAATGAAAATGTTACAATGGATGTTATCGATTTATTTGATCTTTCATTTGACGGGATTGAAAATTTGATGGATTTAGACAGTATTCTTTCTGACCTTGGGGTGAGTCTTTCCGACTTTGATTCCGGTATTTTTGACGCAGAATGAACTACAATATGTCTCATAGTTTAAACCTGGGTAGTTTCTAGAAGCTTTACGAGGATCTTTTATGACCTTTCCCTTGGCGTCAGTCAGAAGTGGACCAGTCGCCCACCCACGCTTGTGACTGAAGACATTTGCTCGAAATATAAGCCTCTTACCCACTTTGAATTTACCAGCAGCGCGGATTCGTGCCATGGGAACTTTGAAGAATGTTGCGATTGATTTTATTGTATCACCTTCTTTGATTTTATATTCAACCACACTATGTTGTTTGTAAAAATGAAAATCACCTTGGCGAATGTAGTTGGTTGGTCTCCCAGGAGAAACGAACATCATGACTTTGTAGTATCCCTTTTTACATTTCTTATCGCCATCCACCCTGTAAACCTTCTTAGGGTTGTCAGATATGACACGTTTGGGTAAACCTGTGCAATGGGTATAATTATGGTTTCCATTTGACATACCAGAACGATCTCCTGGGATGGATTTTTGCCAACGGTATGCTTCGTAATCACCCACAGCATATGCGTAACAATTATTATTGTTTATACCCCTAGTAGAACCCCACATTTTCGTGGTATATTTGGGTTCAGATCCATTCACAGGAGGAGCTACCATATACTTCGATTAGAAAAAAATCTACGTATTTAATAAAATGATTAAGGAAGTATCCAAATCCCAAAACAAGTCTGACGCAGTCACCGAGTTTCTCATCTTTGTGCTCACCCTTCTCATCAGCACATTCATTCTTCGTCTCGTGTGGAACAGGTCTCTCGTGAAGCACATCTCCATCCTGAAGCCCATCAAGAACTTGATGGACGCTTTCATCCTTGCTTTATCTATTAGCGTTGTTCGCGGCATCTAAACTTCCTTAAATCCTACAACCCTTTCACCATTTTGGTCGACCATAGTTGGAAATCCCTCAACACCCGGACAGTCCTCTTCTTCGCAGTCGACAAATGTGTATGATTTACCATTCTTCTTCATGTATTCAATCTGTTTACGAGTCCAGCCACAACCCATGGACCCGTAAATAGTCCATTTATCACCATCTTCTATTGGTGCCTGACCAGTTCTCACGAGAATCATTACATTAACGATCACGAGAATTACTAGAGCAATCATATTTTATTATAGGTAAATATTAAAATGTCTTCAACTGAATTTACTATTGGAACTAAGAATGTCACACTCAAGTACACCAGGAAAATGCCCCGTGGTGAAGTTGAACGGATGAAG